CACTTTTCGCAACAGAGCGTAGCTCTGAATTTCTGTTTGGGTACTCCAAAAAAAGATCATTAAAAGCCATGATAATTGCCTCTATCAACGCCCTCACCGACGTACATATAGAGGATGGCCGGTATCGGGTGAGCGATACCCCCAGCTAAGGGCATGGGCCATCCATCTTTTCGCTAGCTAGTCAAAGACAGCCAGCAAATTCTATAAGTCATTTATCACCACGAACCATTGTAGTAACCCCGGCAACAAGAACCATAACTTGTGTAGCAAGCCCAACCATCTCTGGGCCATATAGACCACCAACATATGCCACCAAAGCAGCACCAAGATAGGTTGAGTTCTCTTTTGACCGGGCTTTGAGCCAATTCAAATCAAACTTCATTTTATTATCTCGCTGAGGTATAAAGTCCAGCAGCATTTATGGTAACTGTGAAGTCACCATCAACATTGCCTTTGTCTGCACCAAAATCATCAGAATAACCAACAAGTGTACGGGTGGCATCAGTGCCGGGGCCTGAGTCATAAAGGATGGCACGGCGACCATTTGAAAAACCAGCACCATTTTGTGACCATACAGCAGGATCAGCACAATCAACAGTTACCAAACCACCAACACTCATTGTCACAGTTCCAGAGGCACAAGCATTGCCACCAGCAGTGTAACCAGTGCCAGTAACTTCATCAGCTACTACGTCATCAAAAAAATCATGTAGATTTTGATCGACAGTATAAGTACCATCTACAACGGCCATTTTCAAAGTAGCGGCATCAATATCTACTGCACCGCCATTAAAAGAGTTTTTTCTATACAAATCATATAAATTAAAAGTAACAGCAGGCATTTTTTTGTCCTCTAAGCGTTAAGATATAGCTTGATTTATTTCGTTTTTGATTGCATTTAGCTCAGTCTCGATTTTTCCAATCTCATCATTGTATGATTTGACTATATCTTGACGTGGCTTTGACTTAGAGTTTTCATTAGCAAGAGCCAGTTTGACCCTAGTAAGCCTACCAATAAAACGCTCTAACTTCTCCCCCTGTGTTGGATTCAAGTTGATTGCCCCTGAACCGCTTTCTTCATTGCTCATTGTGATAGTTCCCTGTGATAACCTGAGTATTTATTCATGATGTCTGGTGTTGCAAAATTTAGAGATTCTCTATCTTTATACCAAGCAACCCATCCACCAGATCGAACAGCCATATGAACAGCAAGTGTTGCCCTTTTGCTCATACACATTACCTCACACATATCCTTTAACACTAAATCTACTTGCTTCCTTTCTATAACAGGATCGGCAAATCTTCCAATTGCATACAATAGATCATGAGGTAAAGCTGGGTATCTTGTTTTGCCATGACCAGTAAATAAAAATCTGGCTAAACGAGGTATTGATGCAAAGTCTGTTATAAACCCTCTTTTTATTGTAATTAAAAGTTGAAGTCTATGTGACCAAATGCAACAATCTTTTAAGACGATCCACTCTTGGCTTCCTTCTGAGTAAGCATCAAACAAACCACGCTGAAGAATTTGAGTTTTACTGCTATCAAACTCTCCAAATAACTCAATGGCTTTATCTTTATCATGTAGGAATTCCAAAATTCACTTCCTATGCTCTGTCATTTTTTCATGTTCTTTTAAATCGGCAGTGGTCATTTCAACCTGTTTGCTGGTTCTTTCTGCCAAATCTCTTAAATCTGCATCAACATGATCAACTGATTTAACTAATGTTTTCACAGCATTATCAACTGTTAGTGCTGTCAATGCTTGCTGTTTACGCATCTCATGAACAGATACATCCATAGCCTTCATTGATTCATCTTGAGAACCTTCCCTTGTAAAATACCAACCAAGGAAAGCCACTAAAAAAACAGTAGTGCATGTACAGAAAAGTCCTAGACCCCATTTAGCAGTATCAGATATTTTCTTAAAGATACCATTCTCAGAGTCGCCAACCTTTTTAAAGATATTCAACTCCATGTTGATTATATCTTGAAAGAGTTGCGAATGAATTTTAGCTGAATCGTCTTTAAATTTCTCAAAGTCTTCTTGCCTTACACATTCATTCCCCACAATGCACCCTTGTTTTTCTGGAGGCTTGTTCAAGATGCATTACACTTTTTCTTTTGCTGCTGCTTTTACAATAGCAGAGCGTATCTTTCTTGCCGAAGCATTTAACTCAACAAGAGTAGGCTTCCCACTTTTCTCAGCAACCTTTTCTGATTTCTCAGCTTTAGCTGGCTTTGGTGCTTCTTTTTTAACTTCATCATCTGGCATGGTAAACTCCCAATAATAAACGGTAGCTTGGGCCGAAGCCCAAACTATGCTTAGTTAAATCAACCGTTGGTTTGCAGGAATGCCAGAGGAATATTCTTACGCTCTGTATAGATGCGATCCCACTGTGCAGCAGTCTCAAGATTTGTTCGTGTAGCAGAGATGCCTTGAGCAATACCAGAAGACAGGAAGGCAAAACCTTGAGGATGGATGATCTCGTTATTCCTGTAATGCAGGATGTCTTGACCACCACCATTACCAGCAGAAGCAACACGCTCAAGCTCAGAAGGCTCCATTGCAGGAGTAGTGCCATAACCAAATGCACCTTGACCAAACAGTACAGAGGTATATATAAAACCATTAGTGGCAGCGGCTGTTACATCAAGATTGTCATCAACAACAACAGTCAATCCAAGATAGGTGGGAATATTGATTTCACCACGTGCATCAGGTATGTAAACAATCAGGTTAAGTTTTTGCAGAGTGGTATAAGGAACAGAATGCATTGCAATGGCAGTAACCATTGTGGACATATCACCCAAAGTCGCCATTGCATCAATTACAGCATCAGCATGAATCAGGTTTGCAGCAGCGGCAGTATCACCAGTGGCAATAGAGACATCAACAATCATATCACCAGCATCATTTGCATCATTATCTGCAAGCACACCCATTGCTGAAGATACAACACGCTGTTGAGTATTTACAGCCCAGTAGTGACCAATGCGGTTAGTGATGGCACCAAGAGGGTCTTCCAGAGCAAGCTGACGAGCTAAATCCATAGTTGACCAAGATTTATGCTGGTTAGCTAAACGATAAATCTGGGTTCCAGAATCAATTTTAGCAGGAGTGGAAGTTGTGCCAGCAACGTCTGTGACGTAATCAGGCTCATCATTGGTCAGAGGATTAAAATTGGGTAACTCACCAACCATACCGCCAACACCAACCATAGAGTCAATGCGAGGATCGCGAGTTAATACACCAGAAGATAGGAAAGCATTCTTTTCAATTGCGGCTTCTTGTACAGCAGCATTGAATGCAGTTGGTTCGTAGATGTCACCTAGACGTACTTCAGCCATTATTTTCTCCAAAATTGTTGAAAACTCTTTTGGAGAATTTGTGTTCAGCCAAAGAGTATAAAAATTAATTTATCCTCTAACAGACCAAATCTATCAGATTCTTTGTTGGGGCGGGCCAAACCCACTTCCAACGTTCTCAAAGATGATAGCACAAAAAAAAGACCTATGCAAGCATAAGTCCGAATTAACCCACCTTCTTTTTAGTTTTTATGCCACTCCAGCGGCCTTTCTCATTTGCTCAGCCAGAACTGGATTTTCTTTATTCATTCTTGCTTGTGCGGTGACGTTTTTGCTATCAGCTTTCCAAGGATTGACTGTAGACCCGCCTCCACTGCCAGTATTTGCGTTTTTGCCTGAACCTGAGTTTGATTCTGGAAAGGCAGGGGCAAATTGATCATTTGTTTTCATCTCGGCTACCAGTTGTGCAACAGAAAAAGACTTGCCATCATCGTCCAACCTCTGCTTCCCTTCTCCATCCAACACTTGCACAACATATGCGCCATCTTCAAGGACAGTTTTAATGTTGTTTTTCATGTGGGGGAGTAAGAAGAAAGAATTGCCTTTCTCTTTTTCAATTGCTTTGATGGAAGCATTCTCAATTAACTCTTTGTCAAGCGCACTACGCAATCCTGATATTTGACCATCCTTATCAGTGGTTAGAGCTAAGAGAGTCTCAGCATTCTTATCGACAAGTTGTTGCTTCAGGGCTTCCCATTGACCTTTATCCTCAAGCTCTTTGTCTTCAAGTTCTTTTTGTTTCTTGGTAAACTCGTCTTTCTCTTTCAGGTATTTTGTGAAGTTATCAGTATCAAAATCATCTGGTAACTGAGAGGTTTTAAGTTTTGCTATCTGATCAAGATTCTTGGTTTGATTTTCCTTTAAACCTTTCACCTCTTTGTCAATAGCGTCTTTAATCTCACCATTAATAGAACTGGCTATAGAAGATGATTGTTCTTTGGTGATGTTATCACCTAATGCCTTGGCTAAAATTTCTGCAATTGTCATAATAGTTTCCTGTGTGTTTACCCTTTAATATGTCTAAACTTGTTCTGTCGCCTGTTTGTTGGCAACATTGCTATTCTCAAGATTTGACCCTTGCGAATTATCTTCCTCTTCATTGGCTTTGTCCAATAAGGACGCTTGAGCATCATATTTTGCGTCTGCTTCCTTGGAAAAGTATGGAGGGGGATTCTCTGTTATATCTTTCATCTCTTCTTCGAAAGTTTTGTTGGGTGTAATCAGTTCACCCTCTTTCATTTTAAGAAAAAGTGATTTATGGCTTATTGCGCCATCAAGCCACGACTTAACTAAAGCTATCTGGGCATTAGGTTCCATGTCAACTTTGATAAAGTCATCATTAAGGGTATATGAGTAGTCATCTGTCGATGCTCCCTCCCATTCAAGATATATGGCAAATGTTCGCTCTATCTGATCACTGACATTCTTGACAAGTGCAGATATGATAGAGGTTTGAGCGGCTGTGCGGACTAAAACAGAAGTGGCTGTCTCTCTTGAGACACCTTCTTTCTTCAAAATCTGCGCACCTGTTGAGGCCATTATGTCTTTTAAGTTGTCAATAAAGTCTTGGTGAGCTCGTGCTGAATTACCAGAAAACTCTAACATTCCCACTTTAGATTCTACCATTGGAATATGCCAAGCTTGAGAAGGCCCAATAGTAGTAGGCACATCATCCCCAGAAGAGACGCCAGTGACATAGGGAGTGGGGAGAGCAGTCCAGTGAAGCATATAAACCTGATCGACTACTCTTTGCATGACACTAATGTTCATATCAGATAAGTCTTGCAAGGGTGACTTTTGGATTGTGTAATTGTTGGAGGCAGTACCGTGAATCTCCATTGGGATATAATCAAAGGTTTTGCTATTCATTGTTGGAGTATTTGAGGACAAGAGCGTCATTATGCCATCTTTTTCTGCTTTGAAGACTCTAATGCGATAAACCTTTTTATCTTTAACTTCAACTAAGTCAAGAACTGTGTAGGTGTCTTGGATTAGAGTATCAAATTCATTATCAGGATTATCGACCTCTATATCTTCATGGTAGATGAATTGACTTATGACTGGGTAGCCATCAACATTGTCTGTTCTAAATCGTATGAAGTCTTTGGATGGAATATACCTGATAAATGCTTTGCCTGCTTCATCAGAGTAATCATTAATTGTGGCACAGAAACCGTTTTCAAAGACATCAGACACAACCTTTTCACTGAGACTGTCTATGTTGTTGCCAAGCATATCAACATTTTCTGTGATAGTTTTATCAGTTGTATCAACACCCACAAGATTTGGGTCTTTTGAAAACACGGTACCAACAAAGCCATCAACAATTTTAGGGTAGAGAATATAAACCGGCGCCATCTCTACCATTGATTTAAACTGGTCGTCAGACTGAAGCTCTAATCTTGTAAAATAGGTTTCTCTGCTGGCAATCATCTTAGCTCTGCCAGCTCTAATATCGCAATTTTGCTGTAGAACAACCTGAAGCCCTGTGACTACGTTATTCATCAATGGTGCTTTCATAATAGGCTTATAACCCTTGGATGATTTTTTGCTTTATTTTGTTTTTACTGATTGGAAACTTATAATGTATGAAATAAGTAGCTGCATCGTTAACATCGTCAATGGAATCACTGGCAGATTTTTCTGGCAATTCAGTTCTTTCATTGAAGACCTGTTGTTCAAGCGAATCAGCCACATCTGGACATTGTTTCACATTTACACAAATTAATCCAGTCTTAAATGCTGAATTTGATGCTTGAACCCTGTCCATTACCCTCGGGTTTTTGTTTGGGTAGCGGGCATGAAAACCTGCACTCTTGAGTAATGAAATGTCTGAAGTTGTGAAACCCTTTGAGGACGTGTTCCTTCCTGATGCATCTGGATAGACGTAAATTGGGGAGGTTGGGTATCTGTTCTTGATCATTTCGATCAATTCTGGGGTGTCTTTTGCACCTTTTAAGTGTCTTACAGCATGAAAGGAATTATGGCCTTCATATATGAAGAGAGGGTTGTCTGTGAAGACTGGATCGCGCTCTACATAGACTACTGCATTCATGTTCTGTACATTGAAGTCAATGGAGATGTGAAGTTCTTCGCCATCCCTATAAAGGGCATCTGAATCACAAGTTTGCCTATCAAATTCAGTATAGACTGTGCCAATAGACATGTTGACAAATTTACCGTCAATATAGGCTTCTACCAGTTCTTTAGGGTAGATGCTGTATAAGTTTGCGTAGTAATCATCTGGGAGATAAATGTTCTCCTTTCCTGAAGCTTGTATTAGGGTGTAGTTATCAGGCTTTTCTTTGACAAACAGCTTGTAGAGTAGACGGAATCCTTCTGGAGTAGAACCCACAATCATTTGGTTCATTACTACTTTGAGATTACCATTTACATCTGTATATTCAACCTTACGCCTAGCTCTGGCTAAAGCTTTTATCCAGACTTGCCATGCTTTTTCACGAGGTAAAGTGTCTAGCTCATCTAGGAAGACAGCAAGCACATTCATGCCCACAATTGACTCTGGAGAATCCATTGATTTGAGTATTATGCGGCCACCTACCTCAAAGAAGATTTCACCAGTAGACTTGTTGATTTTGTAGCCGATTCCAGTACCTTCAAGAACTTCAGAAATAGTAGGGAATAGAACATCCCTGAACATCGAGTAGAAGGGCATTAAATAGAGCAAGTCTTCTTTTGGGTGTGCTAGTTTTATTTTTACCATCTTGGTGACTAGAGAAAACGTCTTCCCACCACCAAACCCAGTCACAAAGGCAATTGCTTTGGATTCGTCATCTTTTACAAAGAGTGACTGGCTTTGGGTCAGTTCGACTATCTTTTGAACTGGTTGATGGTTTTGTGCTGCTAGCATTCTGCGGTTTTCTTCTCTGCGTGGCTATAGTGCCCTTATGCTATGTTATCAGAGAAGTGTGGCTAGTCAAGGTGTTTTAGTGATGGGTGTTTTAGTCAAGGTGTTTTAGTGATGGTGTTTGCATGTTTATTCGCCTGTGTGACCAAAACCGCCTTCCCCTCTTTCAGTTACGTCTAGACTTTTTACTACTTGAATGTATCCGTAATCTAAGTGTTGAGAGATGACCAGTTGAGCTATGCGTTGCATTGGGTTTATTGCTATTTGGATGTTTGATCTGTTGTAAACAGGGATCATGATTTCTCCTCTGTAGTCAGAGTCGATTATGCCTACTGAGTTCATGAGATTAAGTCCTATCATGCCTATTGACGATCTTATATGCATCTCTCCATACCAGTAAGTAGGGATTGCCACTTTTATTCCTGAGTTTAATTTTTTTGAATCACCGGGAAGTAATGTTAGCGGAGTATCTATACATGCATGGAGGTCAATGCCTGCGCTGTAGATTGTTGCTGGTTTTGGTTTAGGTAGTCTTTTGTCTAAGAGTTGGATTTTCATATTTTTCCTGTGTTTATTTGGATAGGTTTTAGATGAATTTTGGCATTAAGAGGTCGCTGATGTGTTGAATGTTTCCTTCTCTGTTGTAAATATATTCGTTCATCTCTATGGTTGCAGTTGTAAGCCTGATTTCTGAGAATGTTTCTGTATTGTTTGTTACTGAGTTGGTTGTTTTTAGGCGGACAGTTGAATCATTTGCTAAGACAATAGTTGAGTTATTGTGGATGGTGTAATGCATGTGTTTTTCTTGTAGAACGTGGAGAAAGATTGGAAGTATTTGGTCATAGCAATCCATTTTAGTTTCTGTTGCATAAAGGTGAGTTGAGTCTGGAACTCTTTGCATTTCTTTTACTATTTCTGTTATTCGGTTGTACCTTTGTTGGTAGTTTTGATGGGTTGTTATTTTTAGGTTTTTGTCAGTCATAGTCAAAGTCTTCATTGGTTTATGGGGGTGTTTTTGTTAGGGAATTTATTAGAGAGGTTCAACGTGGATTAGAACTGATCCGGGGTCTTGGGGTGGTTGGTAAGTTATGTTTAGTTCTCTTACTAGGGAATCATCTTGCCAGAAATCTGCTTCTGTTAGGGAGTCAAATAATGCTTTTAGTACGTTGTCAATGTCATGTTTTCTGTTGTCTTTTGGGGTTAGGACTATTGAGACTTTTAGGGGGATGTTTGCTTTTAGCTGGAGGTTGTTTTTTGCTACGTATTCTTTGACTGTTTTCTTGTATTCTTTTCCTTTTGGTTTTACGTATTTTATTACTGTTTTGCCTCTGGCGAGGTGGCCGTAGTAGTTGTTTACTGATGGAGGGAAGGGGAGGGTTAGGAGGTACATTTGTGTTTTGTGTGGTATAGGAAAGGGGTATTATATAGGGGATTTGGTTCGGGTTCAAGGGGGAGTTTTCGGGTTGAATTGTTGTTTGACGGGTTTGGGCGGTTGTTGGGATTGTCGGATTTTTGTAGAATTCTATTGACTATGGCGTAGCTGGATCTCAAGCCCGCGGGTGGGAGTATGGTAGGGCCGGGAGAGTGGAAGGACTACTGTTTTTATATACAGTACTGTAAATTTATACAGTAGAAAACGCCAGGACAAAAACAGTACTGTACATTTATACAGTACTGTGCGTTTATACAGTAGTTTTATTTCAGGCATAAAAAAGGCCAGTTTATTAGACTGGCCTATTTATCCTTGTTAGTTATCCAATAATACCCACAATAAGCAAACCAAAAACAAAAGAGCTAAAATCAACTTCCCTCTTTTTGCTTTTCCAAATCAGCAAAAAACTTTTGGTAAGCAATAAATTCTTCATAATAAGCTTGCATATCTTCTAGCTCTCCAATACCTGAGTTGATCAAATCACTAGGGCTAAAATCAGGATTCTCTAAAATCCACTGTCCTATTGCCCCATGGGATTTGTTTCTTGGATTCACAAGTTTGAGGTACTTGCTACTACCTTTCAAATTAGTCTTGTGATGTTCTTGCACCAAATCCACAAGACTCTCAAAGCTAACTTGTGGAATCACAAGACTCTTAGCAAGATCAACCACATCAAAATAATGGCTTGGCTTGTCAGTACCTTTCAATCCCTCACTAACCTTACTGACAATCTGCTCAGCAGTCAGAACAAGACCTAGCCTTAATCCTGCCAACCTCACATAGTCACCAGTCAGATCAGAGAATGGAACCCCACAAGACATTAACACTGACATCAGATCATCTTGTGACAGTCCATTTTGATAGTGCTCAGTTATAGACTGATCAATCTGTACTTGGCTATCTTTTGAAATCTTCATAATTTTCTACCTTTGAATTATGCCAGTAAAACACTGGCAAGTTATATGCTCAAAATTGAGCAAATTCTATTTAATGCTATCCACAATTATCACACAATGCCTATTGTCTATACTGCCTGTCATGTAGCCTAAATTAGACCTACACTCTATGACATCTATATAGCTGTCCATTCCTTG